AGCATAACCACCTTTTGCTAAACCTACTCTAGCAATACCATTTCCTCTTGTTTGTATTCCTAATCCAGCCATTATCTTTTACCTTTTGACATTGCTCTGCCTTTTTTATCTTTAGACATTTTAGCAGTTAACATATCAGCTTTTTTAGCAGATCCACCTTTTTTAAAAGTAGCTTTCTTACCTTTAACAGCAGCTCCACCAACTTTAAAATCTGGTCTTGGTCTTATTTTATAATCGTTTCTCATTTTTTATCCTATCCGTTTTCTTGTTCTTTGTTTGCCGGTTTATTTGCCATAGTGCGTGCCACCGATTCTGCACTTCGTCCCACAACGTAACCTCCCAGACCAATTTGTAAAAGGGTCCATACGTCTCCTGGAAGAGTTATAGTTATAGAAGCTTTAAAAAAAAATAATATAACTGGTCCTAATACATAATTCCATATTAATATAAAAATTAATACATACATTAATAATGGTCTCCAACTTGCTGAAAACCAACCAGCTTTTGCTTCAGCTTCAACTATTTTAGCTGCCGCTTGTAATTCTGCTGTATTAGACTGTAATAATTGAGTTTGTAATTGTGCTTTTAATTTTTCTTGAAGATCTTTATCAGGAACTGATTTTTCAATTGTGTTAAATAAGATTTTTGCGAGAGGTGCTACAGCTCCTAACATTTGAATCATGATTTAATACCACTTCGCTGATCTTTTTTTCTCTGAAAGAATACTTCCTTGACCTTGAACTTCTTGAATTTGAGTTTCATTTGGCTTAGACATTTCAATATCTACTCCACCAACTAAATATCCTTCTGCGTTAGTGTACTTTGAATGATTAGTATCTACTTTAACTTTAGAATCTTTAGTAAAAGTTCTTTTTGCGTTTGCTAATTTTTCATTTTGTTTTTTCATAGCCTTTTATACCTCTTTTTTATTGATTTGGAAATCTATTTTTAAGTTGAGCAGATAAAACGGTCTTTTCTAGTGAAGTATTTGCTCTTAATTTAGCTAAATCTTCATTTTGTTGTAGTTTTTGACTATCTGTAGACTGATTCATCATAGCTTTCATCTTATCAAGATTGATTCTTTCATTGCTCTCTTGTCTTTTTCTATCATTTTCTTGAGCCTGAAGATCTAATTCTCTAGATTTAAGTTTAGCAATCGGATCATTATCAAATTGTGATGTAATTTTCTTTTCTTCATTCAAAAACTCTTCCATCATCTCAGCAATTAAGACTGCTTTTCTTGATTCAACTTTTTCCGTAAGCATTCTTACTTGAATTTGCATTTGTGGGTTTTGCATTGCTTGTGGATTTTGTTGCATCTGTTGTAATTGTTGAATTTCATTTCTAAATTCTATTTCAACTTGTTCTTGTGACATTAAAGAAATGTGTTCAAAACAATTTTTCTCTAGAGAAGCCATAATCACAGGAGCATTTCTTGCCATATTAGTTGCCATAAAATTTAAGTGAGCAGTTATATGTGCTCTATGGTCTTGTCCTGGAAAAGCTTGGAATGGTTTCCCTGCGAGAGCATCAATGTGTTCTAGCGCAGGGTCCTTTGGTGTGGGTTGATCTGGTTTTATTAAAATTCTATCAATATCTCTAATACCTAATGCTGAATACATAGTTCTATAAACTTCATACATGTTATGAATTCCAGGATTAGCCATTGCAAGTTGTAGTTCTGTTTGTGCAATAGATATTCTTTGTGTTTGTGAAAATATATTTGGATCAGCAACTGGAATGATATCTACTTTATCATCAAAATCTGCTTGTTTAATTGTTCTTTGTCCACCAACAACATCATATGGATATTCTGGTGGTAAATATAATTTAAATACGTTTGCTAATAATTTAAATTCTTCTTTCATTGAGGCATATATTCTTTTGTGAATTGCAGACATTGTTCTGCTTCCTCTTTCCAGCAAAGCCACGGTCGTGCCCACTGCTGCTTGCTGATTCCCATCCCCTACTTGCATGTCCGCTATCGAAGCAAAGCGTTGACCTGCTTGAACCACGACCCCCATTAAAGCTAATAAAGTTTGCGAAGGTTCTTTGTATGGTAAAGTCATAAATGCATCTTTTAAATTTCCTCCAGGTGCATCTACGTCTCTCCATTCACCCGGTTGAATAGATTGAGCGTCATCTCTAATTCTAATTCCTCTTTGTTTAAATCCTGCTGGTAAATTAGATAATGTTCCTGCATCTAATAATTGTCTTAATGCTTGAGTTGCAGTACGTGACAATCCACCAATCATTTGAATTAGACCATTACCATAGAAACCAAATCCTGGTAAAAATTTAAAATGTACAAAATAATTAATTTTTTTCTTTAATGGATCGGCTTGATTATAGTTTCTTCTAATAGATAAAACTTCTCTAGATCCTTCTTCAATAGTTACAATATATGGAAGTTTAATTCCTGTGGGCTCACCAGTCTGTGGATTCATATCTTCAAATCCTTCCAGATCTAAATTAACATGGCATTCATAAAGTGTAAAAACATCTTCATTTTGACCACTCATAGTTACACCTTCTAATTGTCTTTCTTTAGATTTAACGTCACCGTCTTGTGTTAAATCATCAGAAGTTTCTAATTCTATATCTCTATAAAAACCTGATATCTGTTGTTTACGTAATTCATTTTCTGAAATTTTAATTACATGAACAACTGCTTCTGCATCATCAATACTATTCGCTGTGTATGGAACAACAATGTCTTGAGCTTGAATAAATTTTGATACTGCTCTTCCAAGTATTTCATCGTAATAAACTTTTTTAAAAGTAGATCCTGATAACGGTAAATAAAATAACATTTGATCAAATTCAGGTTCATATTCTTTCATGATGTCCATGATTTGATAATTCATAAATTCAGAAACTCTATCTGCTTGATCTTGAATCTCTGGAGTGTCTAATCCAATTACTTGAGTTCTAACCGGTCCTTCTGCTGGTAATAATTCTTTATAAGCTAACGCTTGAAACTGAGTTACTGCTTCTGCTAATACTGGATGTGTTGCACTTGATGCACCTTGAAATGGTTCTGTTCTTGATTCGTATTTAAATCCTAATAAATCTAATCCTTGAGTATAGGCTTTTTCCCAATCAGCTCTTGAGTCTTTGTAAGATTGTGTATCTTGATAAAGTTCTGAACCTAATCTTCCAAGTTCTTGTTCATCAACAACTTCGGCAAGGTTTGCTCCAAACTCTGTGCCTGCTGATAAATTTTTCTTTGGATCAAAATCTATATCAACACTACCATCTTCGTTTTCTATAACTTCAGTTGGTCCCGCAGGAGTTTCCTCAACAGATTGTGCAATCTGTTCTACTTCTAGTTCTCCAGGTGTTAATTGATCAGCTACGTTTGGTAGCGACTTGTCTATTTCTGCCATTTGTAATTTTCTCCGATTTTACTGTTCTAACAGTATTATAGTTAATATTCAAGCCCTGTGGGTTTGGCCCTCTTAAAGGTGGTATTGTTGTTGTTAGTTTTTTAGTCATTTTTCTTTTTTGGATACATAAATTCCATTATTGGATAGTTTTCTGTTTCATCATAAGAGGCAGCAGGTATTTCATCAGTATATTCTGAATGAGTTATAAACTTGTTTTCAAATCTTGCTTTTTCTTCTTTAGATAATCCTTTATACCATTTATCTAAAGCTTCGACAACCTCATCTCCTTCCGAGGAAGTACTATAACTTTCAATATTTTTTCTATAAGGATCTGCTTTATCGGGATACCTATAATCAAAACCAGGAGGTTCAACTTCTACCGTATAATATTCATAAGCGCCTGGATGCTCTGGATCTATACCATATGCTTGTTTTCCTTGTTTCCCTGCATAAAAATCAAAAGAATGTTTTTCATCTGTTAATGGATTTGTATAATAAGCTGTTACATTACCTTCTGCAGGATCATGTATGAATTCAAATTTAACATTTGTTTTTTTACCACCTTTTGTAATTTCTAACGGTATAGTTAATTCTCTTTTAAATTCTGTCATACCACTTCTCATATAATCTTGACCAACTACTTTACCTTTTGCTAAAGAAAATTCAGATAAGTATGGAAAAAATTCTGGCATATTGTCTACAACGCCACTAGTAGCAATTCTTACAGCATTTCCAGTTTTAGCTACTTTAACACTAGTATCTAATAATCCTAATTTTTTAGCTGTTGGATATGCAATAGCTCCTCCAGTGATAACAGCTCCCATTTTTAAAAGATCTCTT